ATCGCGGAGTTAAACGAGCCACTAAACAAGTACGAGCTCCACGTAGTGTCAGTAAAGAAAAAGTTGTAGCCAAACTCAAGTATCTCAAAGAGGAAAAAGTTCTTAAATTAGTCAGCATAAATCCTGCAGACATTATTGGTAGCCAAGAGCTCTGGATCTATAATACCAAAACTCGTAAACTGGGCCGGTATGTTGCTGATAGTTTACAAGGACCACTGGCGGTCAAAGGTACTACTATAACCGGCTACGACGAGCACAAATCTGTCAGCAAAACTCTACGCAAACCTGAGGACAAACTACGAGAATTTGCTCGTGCTACCAAAGTAGAATTGCGTAAGTTTATGGATTCAATCAAGGCCACAGAAACTCTACTCAACGGACGTATAAGTGCAGATGTAGTATTGCTTAAGACAGCTTGATATATAAATACTGTATAACGGACTAACATAATGGCTGAATACAGTATTCCACAGACAACTCCACAAATAGATGGTAACCTAACAGTATTTGGTAGTTTACCAACTCAGAACTTATACAATCCCAACACCGGAACTGGTGCGGGCCCTATTCAGTTTGACCCCAACACACTACCTACACCAGATGCCCAACGTGCAAGTATTATTGATTATGTGCGTATGCGTCTAGGCGATGGCATAGTTGATGTTGAACTAGAACAAGAACACTACAAAATGGCCATTGACCAGGCCTTAATTAAATATCGCCAGCGTGCTGCAAATTCTACAGAAGAATCCTATGCGTTTTTAGACCTATTACCAGAAACACAGGAATACATACTGCCAAGAGAAGTTCAAACTGTTCGTGCTTGTTTTAGACGCGGTATTGGATCAGTTACAGGAACTACTGCCAGCCAATTTGAACCATTTGCATCAGGTTACCTAAACACCTATATGTTAGTGGCCGGGCGTGTTGGTGGCCTAACCAACTATGAGCTATTTGTTGATTACCAAAAATTAGCAATGAAAATGTTTGGCGGTATGCTTAATTATACCTTTAATCCAACTACCAAGAAATTGACTATCGTACGCAAAATGCCTTATGGCTATGCTGGCAATACCAACAATGCCGGACAAAATCCATATGAAAGCGTATTACTTTGGATTTATAACACTAAACCAGATCAAATGCTTCTAAACGATACTTATGCATTTCCTTGGATACAGGAGTATGCCTACAGTTTTGCTAAACGTATACTAGGACAGGCCTACAGCAAGTTTAGTCAAATTGCTGGTCCACAAGGCGGTACAGCACTAAACGGTGCCGCAATGGTACAGGAAGCACAGGCCGAAATGGAACGATTAGAATATGAAATTGTAAACTATGTTGACAATGGTACTCCATTAACCTGGGTCACTGGTTAATTAACCGTTTGACATTGTTTAATATGTGTGTAATAATGCTCTTATAATTTAGGAGCATTTTTTATGATCATTGGTGTATGCGGGTTTATATCTTCTGGTAAAGATACTATTGCTGATTATCTGGTTAATTTTCACGGTTTTCGTAGAGACAGTTTTGCCAGCACACTCAAAGACGCAGTGGCTGCAGTATTTGGTTGGGACCGAGAACTCTTAGAAGGACGTACAAAGTCAGCACGTGAGTGGCGTGAGCAAGTGGATCCTTGGTGGGCAGAACGTTTGAATATGCCCGATCTTACTCCGCGCTGGGTTTTACAGTATTGGGGCACAGAAGTTTGCCGCCGAGGCTTTAATGACGATATCTGGATTGCCAGTCTAGAAAACAAATTAAGAAATTCAAAAGATAATATTGTTATCAGTGATTGTCGTTTTCCTAATGAAATTCAATCTATTAAACGTGCCGGTGGAATCGTTATACGTGTAAAACGTGGCCCAGAACCACCTTGGTATAATATTGCTATTACAGCCAACACTGGTTCAAAGTTAGCACAGGACATCTTAAACGAACAGCGAATTCATATAAGCGAAACAGCCTGGGTTGGTACAGAGTTTGATCGTGTAGTTGACAACAACGGAACCATAGATCAACTGTATGCTCAAGTTAAGCGTCTGGTACAAGTGGAGCCCGAGCCCACTTCAAGCGGCTTTTATAAACCTCTTGCTGACAGTTTAAACATATAGTTTTAAGATTAAGCCAGTTGTTGTTCTTTAGATTTCCGTCAATATAAAACACACCCAGTTGCTCTGGGTGCTTTGATTTAAAACCACATTTTTCACAGGTAGTCTTTTTAGTATAACCAGCCAAGTGCCAGGCTGGTTTTGCTATTGGCACTCGTTTGCCAACACGAGCACATACATCACATCGTGATCTATAATGTGTTACTAATCCTCGTCTATAGTTAATAGCAACCGGTCTTTGATAGCAGGTAGGACATAATTTACGTTCTTGCATAGTGTATTTAACTACAAACCTTTCCAAAGGGCATCTAAACCGCCTAAAATTTATCAATATATATAAATATTCATAACATGTAATATAAAGGAATATTTACTATGGCACTAGTTTCTCCAGGCGTAAGCATAACAGTAACAGATCAAAGCCAATATGCATCTAATGCGATCGGCACAGTTCCACTAGTTGTGTTAGCCACAGCACAAGATAAAACATACAACGGTACACTATGTTCAGGTACTACAAAAGCCAATGCTGGCATGCTACAGGTATTTACAAGTCAGCGTGATTTAACCACTGCACTTGGAGCACCAGTGTTCCAAAAGTCAGCGGCTGGTACTCCAGTATATGGTGGCGAAACAAACGAATACGGTTTAATGGCTGCTTACTCGGCTCTAGGCATAGGCAATCAGTTATATGCTATTCGTGCAGACATTGACCTAAACGAACTAGCAGGCACCAGTGTTCGTCCTGTTGGCGCAGAAGCTGATGGTACATACTGGTTAGATTTAGCTGATACAACCTGGGGTATCTACTCTTGGTCAGCTGCTACTCAGACATTCACTGAGCAAATGCCAATCATTATTACATCAACAACTAATGTTACAACCAGTAATCCTACCACAGTAGTTGCTGGTACAACTATTACATTATCTTCTGAACCAACTCCAGTTACTAATGTTGGACAGATTGGTAGTTACGCTGTTGTTGCTACATCAACAAACAACAGAGTATTCTACAAAACAACACAAAATACCTGGGCATTAGTTGGATCTACACAATGGCAAGACGATTTGCCAGTGTTAACAGGTACAGTTAATCCTACACTAACAGGTAGCGTAATGAAAGTTATTGGAATTAATAATTCCAACGTTACAGTAACAGCAACTAATGTATCAACAATAGCATCTAGCATTAATAGTTCAGCAGTAACTGGTGTTACAGCCGCAGTTCGTAATAACCAACTATGTCTATTTGTTGACAGCAAGGCCGAAAGTAACGGTAGCACAGTAGATGGCAAGTTAACAATTAACGATTGGTCATCAACTAGCACAAACAGTTTACTTGTTCAAACTGGTATTATTTCAGCCAGCACCTGGACATTGGGCTACACACAAACAGTATATGCTCCGGCTATTCAATACAGTAACTATGCTGGTGTTCCAACCTGGAACAGCAATTATGCTACAGCACAGCCTACTGGTGCTGTATGGTTTAAGCAAGGTGCACTAGGTGGCGGATCAAACTTTGTATTCAAGCGTTATAGTGCTACAACAGGTACTTGGACTACACAAGCCTCTACGATTGCTCTTAGTGAAGAAGCAGCAATTAATACTTTAGATATAGGTGGTGGCGAAAACATTGGTATTGGCACATTATACGTTGATGAAGATCCAAATACCTACGGTGCATTGGGCAGTACAGGACAGTTAGCTGACAACCTAGGTGTAGCAGGATTTACACCTTATGTAAGAAGTATTTCTGGACCAGTAAGTGTTACCGGTGCAACACCTGCATTTGCCAGCAACACTGGAACATTTACAATGTATGTAACAGAACCAGGTTACAGTGCTTATACCAGCTACACTATTACACAAAGCGCAGCTACAGCTGCTGGATTTGTTAATGCTATTTTAGCCGCAGGTGATGCTAACATTAATGCAGTAGTTAATGCCAATGGTACAATTACCCTAACACATCTAGCTGGCGGTACAATTTTATTACAAAAGAACAGCGGACAACCAAACTTACCTTACCTAGCTGGCTTTACAAGTTCAGTATCAGGAGTAAGAAGCATTGGTGGTACAGACAGCACAAACGTTGCTCGTATGTTAACTGGATTTAACCCACTAACCTACACTTACAGTCTTACTCAACCTGCTGCAGATCCTGCAGATGGTACATTATGGTACTACAGCGATCCTACAGTAGTTGATGTTATGATCAATGATGGTACAAACTGGAGAGGTTATAAAAATCTAACTCTTGATGCACGTGGTTACAATTTATCATTAACAGATGCAAACGGTGTTATAGCTGCTGCAGTTGCTCCAACTACACAAAGTAACGGTTACAGCTCATTAAAAGCTGGCGATTTATGGTTAGACACTAGTGATCTAGAAAATTGGCCTAAGATGAATCGTTATAATGGTACTGCTTGGGTAGCAATTGATAAGACAGACCAAATCAGTGTTAATGGTATTTTATTTGCCGATGCACGTTGGGATACATCTGGAACAACAGATCCAGCAACAGAAACAGAAGTTTCTATTGCAACACTATTAACCAGTGACTATGTAGACCTAGATGTTCCAAATCCAAGACTATACCCACGTGGTATGTTATTGTTGAACACACGTCGTAGTGGATACAATGTCAAGCGTTATGTACAGAACTATTTTACTGCCGCAAACTTCTCAGGATCATTGCCAGCAGTAGCAAGCGCATGGGTAACTGCTAGTGGCCTACGCACAGATGGTAGCCCATATAGCGGACACT